GCAACACCGTCGTCACGGCGGGAAAGAACTCGCTGCTGGATGTCTACTTCCGCGCCCAGACTCAGATCACGGCGTGGTACATCGGCCTCATCAGCAGCGTCTCGTGGAGCGCCATTGCGGCGGGCGATACCATGAGCTCGCATGCGGGCTGGACCGAAGCGGGCGCAACGAATCAGCCGACGTACTCGCAGGCGAACCGCCCCGCGTTGACCGTGGGCAATCCCGCTTCGGGCGGATCGCTCGCTTCGTCTGCGGTCAGCGCTTTCTCCATCACCGGAACGGGCACCGCAAAGGGCGCGTTCGTTGTGTCCAACAACACCAAGGACGGCACGACGGGCACGCTGTACTCGGCGGGCTTGTTCTCGGGTGGGGATCGTGCGGTCATCAACGGCGACACCATCAACGTCTCCACGACGCTGAGCGCGTAACGCCATGTCGGGTCTCGTTGTAAAAGACCCGGCTGCGGAGTTGCTGTACACGTTCGATTGGGCGGACGTGTGCAGCGACCCCGTGACGCTCCAGAGCGTTGCGTATACCGTGCCCACGGGACTGACGCAGGTGACGACTGCGCTCGACACGCAGAACAAGCAGTCCAGCATCCTCCTGTCGGGCGGAACGCATGGCGTGGACTACGTTGTGGAAGCCAAGGCGACCCTAAGTAACGGCGAGAAGCCCGACGGCTCCATCGTCGTGCGTTGCTTCCAGTCGTAATGCCGAGCGTTGCGCGCCGCCTGTGTCCTGCTATCGGGTGCGGCGCGGTGCTGGCGCGCGGCGAGCGCTGCCCTACGCATGGCAAGCGCAGCATCAAGCCTCGCAATGCAGAGCAGCGCCAGCAGCGGCAGGCGATGTACGGCGCCGGATGGGCCAAGGCATCGAAGGCGTACCTCATGCGGCATCCGCTCTGCGTCATGTGCGAGCGCGAGGGGATTGCGCACAGCGCCACCGTAACGGATCACATCGTGCCGCACCGAGGGGATGCGGAACTGTTCTGGAACGAAGCGAACTGGCAGGCGTTGTGCAAGCGGCACCATGACCGCAAGTCGCTCCGCGAGGAAGCGATGCCTGCGATGCGGCCCGAGTGGCTTCCCCTGCCTGCGTGCAAGGTGGTTCTGGTGTGCGGTGCGCCGGGATCGGGGAAGTCCACCTACGTCGAACGGCATCGCAAGCCCGAAGACATCGTGATCGACCTCGACGGCATCTACGTCGAACTGACGGGTGAGACCGCGCACGCTCCGCGTGGCGAGTTGCTGCCCGAGACGGTGCGTATCCGTAACGAGCGGCTGGCCTCGCTTGCTGCGGAGTCTCCTACGCGGACTGCATGGGTGATCGTTTGCGCGCCGATCCGCGAGCGCGTGTGGTGGGAGCGGAAGCTATGTCCGCAGCGGGTGGTGGTGATGCCCACCTCGCGCGCCGAATGCGAGGCGCGCATCCGCGCAGACGGCGAGCGGGCAGCGGTGCGTGAGGCGCAACTGGCAGCGGTGAAACGCTGGTGGTCTGCGGAGACGGGATACGCCCACGCTGACGGACAGAAGCGGCGCGTGTGATGCGAACGCAACTCACAGGCATGGCAGGCAGGCGCAGCGGCCCGAGGCTTGTACGCAGCCCTGCGCGGTCACACAGAGGGGATAGCCCCTTCGATCTTGGGGACGCTCTACGCAGTATCTCGACGCCAAACAGATATTTCGCACGCGCGAATTTAATCACCGGGGGGGATTGGCGTCAGATCGGGGGGAGGGGGCGACGAGGGCGCGACAAGGAGCGCGTCGCTATGCGACCATTCCTTCCGCTCGCGCGGACGCCTCGCGCTCCCCGTCAGCCACACGCCGCGCGAAGTCTCGCGCCAACCAGCCGAAGTGAAAAATCGCAGGGAAAAACATGCGCGGGCGCAAACCGAAGCCGACGTACCTGAAGATCATCGAAGGCAATCCCGGCAAGCGGCCCCTGAACGACGCGGAGCCGCAGCCTACGGAAGACATCGGTGGCCCTCCCGACTGGATGACCGAGAGAGAGCAGGCTATCTGGCGCGAGGCGTTGCGGTGCGCTCCGAACGGGATGGTGAAGCGACTGGACATCGGAGTATTCGCGGCATGGGTGGGAGCGTATGCGATCTGGGAGGACGCCAAGCAGCGGGTCTCACGCTTCGGCACGATGGTCCGCTCGCCTGTGCAGAACGTGCCGATTCAGAATCCCTACCTCGCTGTCGTGAACAAGCAAGCGCTGCTGATGGCGAAGCTGTCTGCGGAACTGGGCTTCACCCCTAGCGCGCGATCACGGGTGAAGATTGACAAAGCCAAGAAGCAAACCGCGTTCAGCGACCTCAAGTCCATCAACGACATCGACTGATCGCGGCGACTACGTTGCCGTCGCCATCGCCTATGCGGAAGAGGCGGCAGCGGACCGTCGCGGCGTTCACTACTGCAAGTGGGTGCGGCTTGCGGCGCGTCGCTTTCTCGCGGACCTGAGAATCGCTCAGCGCAAACGCAGCCCGCCCTTCCTGTGGTCACCGAAGCAGGCCAATCGCTACTGTCGGTTCATCGAACAGCTACCGCACGTCGAGGGCAACTGGACCAGCGCGACGATCCGGCTGGAGCCCTCGCAAGTGTTCTTCGTCTGCAACCTCTTTGGCTTCCGCAAGCCGAACGGGGCGCGGCGCTTCACCGTCGCGCTGTATGCAGTCGCCCGCAAGAATGCGAAGTCCACGCTGGCCGCAGCGATCATGCTTGCGTGCTACTGCCTTGAGCGAGAGCAGGGGCCGCAAGTCATCAGCGCCGCGACGACGGGCTCGCAGGCACGCATCGTGTGGAACATCGCGAAGCGGATGGTGGAGCGGAACGAGGACTTGCGGGAAGCGTTCACGCTGGAAGCGTTCGCGAATGCCATCGCCCGCTACGAAGTTGGCGGAACCTTCATGCCGATCAACGCCAAGGCGTCTACGCAGGACGGCTTAAATCCAAGCGCATTGGTGTTCGACGAACTGCACGCGCACAAGACTCGCGACCTGTACGACGTGCTGCGTTCGGCGGCAGGCTCGCGAGAGGACCCGCTGTTCCTCTACACCACCACCGAGGGTTACGAGTCGCCGGGGCCGTGGTCAGAGGTGCGCCGCTTCGCGTGGAACGTGCTGGAAGGAGTGGTGCGGGCGGATCACATGCTGGCCCTTTACTACGCGCTGGACGACGACGATGACGACTTCGATGAGGCGCGCTGGATCAAGGCGAATCCCCTGCTCGGCGTGAGCGTCAAGCTGGACAAGATGCGCGAGTACGCCATCGAGGCCAAGCAGCAACCGGGCGCGCTGTCCGAGTTCCGCATCAAGCGGGTGAACCGCCCTGCGGCCACCGCGAGCGCATGGGTCAACCTGATGCGCTGGAAGCGCTGCGACGCGCCCGTAGACCTCTCCGTGATGGAGTCGGCGCCCTGCTGGGCCGCGCTCGACCTTGCATCCACCACCGACATGACCGCATGGCGGCTGCTCTGGCTACACGACGGGAAGTTCTGGACGTGGGGTCGCTATTGGGTGCCGAGCGAGGCCGTCGCTTCGCGCACGGAGCGCGGGACGGCTCCGTACCGCAGCTGGATCGCCAGCGGGCACATCACCGAGACAGATGGCAGCGCGACCGACTACTCTGTAGTGGAGCGCGACGTGCTGGCGGATGCCGCTCGCTTCAAGCCGCAGGAGATCCTGTTTGACCCTTGGAACGCCACCGACATCGCAAACCGCCTCGCCAACGAGGGCTTGCCGATGATCCAGTTCCGGCAGGGCACGCAGTCGTACGCTCCCGGCTTCAAGCTACTGGAGCGGAGCTACATCGGCGGGCGGTTCGCGCACGGCGGCGACCCCGTGCTGACGTGGAACGCGGCCAACCTTGTGCCGTATCGCGACAGCAACATGAACATGAAACCGGACCGCAGGCGAAGCGCGGACAAGATCGACGGCATGGCGGCGCTGCTGATGTGCTGCGCGCGTGCCGCCGTTGCGCAAGCGGCTGAACAATCCTTCTGGGAGTAACACCGTGGCGAATTTCTGGCAGCGATTGTGGGCTCGCCCGCAGGCGAAGATGGACACGCTGGAACTGTTCCGCGAGGTCTACGGCGGGCGCGCAACGTGGGCCGCAAAGGACGTAACGCTCCAGTCGGCCATGCAAGTCTCGACGGCGCTGGCGTGTGGGCGCGTCATTGCCGAAGGGTTGGCGATGCTGCCTTGGAAGGTGCTTCGCTATCACGCGAACGGGGAGATTCACGAGGACGCCTCGCATCCGGTGTCGGTGCTGCTCGGTGAGCGCCCGAATCCCATGCAGACGGCGTTCGAATTTGTGGAGACGCTTGGACTTCACCTCGCTTTCTGCGGCAACGCCTACGTCTACGCGCCGCCCGTCGGTCCGAACCCCGAAGAGTTGTGGCTGCTGGAGCCCGGTTGGGTAACCGTGAAAGCGGAGTGGCGCAAGCTCCCGACGTACTCGGTGAGGATCGGAAACGGCGAGGCCATTCCGCTGACCTCCGCAGAGGTATGGCACCTTCGCGGCCCGTCGTGGACGAGCTACGCTGGCATGGAATTCCTCTCGCTCGCGAGGCAGGCGCTCGGGCTGTCGATGGCGATAGAGGAAGGGCAGTCGAAACTGCACGGGCAAGGCGTTCAGATGCCCGGCTTCTACAGCGTGGACGGTGCGCTCACCAAGGAGCAGCACGACAAGCTTCGCGCATGGCTGGAGAAGGAACACGCGGGCAGCGCGAACGCAGGCAGGCCGATGATCTTGGACCGCGCATCGAAGTGGATCGCCACCGCGATGACCAACAGCGACGCGCAGACGCTCGACCAGCGCAAGCTCCAAGTCGAGGAGGTTTGCCGCTTCATGCGCGTGCTGCCGATCATGGTCGGGCACGCGGACAAGACCGCCACCTATGCCAGCGCGGAGCAGATGATGATGGCGCACGCCATCTACACGCTCGGCCCGTGGGCGCGGCGGCTGGAGCAGAGCGCGAATGCTCGCCTGCTGTCCCCGGCAGACCGCCGCGAGGGCCGCTACACCAAGCTCAACGAGAAGGCGATGCAGCGGATGACGGCCCGCGACCAGATGGACTATTTGGCGCGCGCGGTCCTCTCAGGCATCATGACTAGGAATGAGGCGAGAGCGAAGCTGGACATGAACGCGCTCGACGGACTGGACGAACCGCTCGCCCCCGCGAACACGTTTGCAGGCAATCCGCCCTCACCGTCAGGCTCGGAATCAGGAGGCGCACGCGAATGAAGATCGAACACCTGTCCCCTTGCAGGGAGTTGAAATTCGTTGCGTCGGATGACGAGACGAAGACGGGCGTATTCAGCGGCTACGGCGCGGTGTTCGGGAACCTCGACAGCTACGGCGACGTGATCGCCCCCGGCGCGTTCAAGGAAACGCTGCGCAACTGGAAGCGCAAGGGCAGGCTCCCGCCGATGCTGCTCCAGCACGGAGGTGGATTGTTCGGCGGTGCTGCCGAAGATGGCATCCCGGTTGGGGTGTTCACCTCCATGTCCGAGGATGATGTCGGGCTCAAGGTGGACGGCGAGTTGATCGCCATGTCCACCGACAAGGGCCAGTACATCTACGAGGGCTTGAAGTCGGGCGCGCTCGACGGGCTCTCCATCGGCTACGTTGCGCGAGAGGTCGCCTACGGGAAAAAGCCAGAGGAACCGAAGCGCACGCTCAAGAAGGTGGACCTCTTCGAAGTGTCCATCGTCACCTTCCCCGCCAACGATGCTGCGCGCGTCGGCGGCGTGAAAGCGATCAACGACCTATCCACGCTTGCGGACTGCGAGGCTTGGCTGCGTGATGCTGCTGGCCTCTCTCGTGCGCAAGCGCTCGCGTTCGTCGCGCGAGTGAAGGGCTTGCAGCCGAGTGATTCGGGGCGGTCCAGCGACGGTGACGCTGCGCTTGCGCAGCACCTTCTGAACCACCTCTCAACTCTCCGAGGACGATAACATGGACCTGAACACCGAACTGAAAGACACCATCGACCGCATCGGTCGGGAGTGGGCCGAGTTCCGCGCCGAGAACGAGCGCAAGGGCGTCAGCGAGACCGAGCGCGACGCGAAGCTGGCGAAGATCAGCGAGACGCTGGACTCGCTGGAAGAGCAGAAGTCCGCGCTGGAGCGCCGCCTGTCCACCGAGGCCGAGAACCGCGCCGCGCTGGAGCGTCGCTTCAACGAGTCGCGTCTGGTCGGCGCGCCCGCCGATGCCGTCGAGGCGAAGGCGGTGCACGACTTCAACCTGTCGATCAAGTCCGTTGCTCGCGAGCGCGGCCTAATCCTGCCTTCCGATGTGAGCGTCGATGGCTTCCGCGCGTACAAGGCGGCATTCGTGGACCTCATGCGCAAGGGCAGCACGGGTCTCTCGCCCGAGCAGGTGAAGACCATGCAGGTCGGAGTGGATGCCGACGGCGGCTATCTCGTTCCGGCTGACCTGTCGGGCCGCATCGTCACGCGGGTGTACGAGCTCAGCCCGATCCGCTCGCTGTGCGCCGTGCAGTCGATCAGCAGCGATCGACTGGAAGGCATCACGGACCTCGGCGAGGCTGGCAGCGGTTGGGTGGGCGAGACCGCCACGCGCTCCGACACCAACACGCCGCAGATCGGCAAGTACGAGATCCCGGCGCACGAACAGTACGCGCAGCCGAAGGCGACGCAGAAGATGCTGGACGATTCCAGCATCGACGTGGAGTCGTGGCTGGCAGGCAAGGTCGCGGACAAGTTCGCTCGCGACGAGGCGGCTGCGTTCGTGGTTGGCGATGGCGTCTCCAAGCCGCGCGGCTTCGCGACGTACACGACGGCTGCGACAGCGGATGCGACGCGCGCATGGGGAACGCTGGAGCACATCGTGACGGGCGCGAGCGGTGATTTCGTCGCCGCCAATGCGGGCCCGTTCGACTGCCTGTTCGACCTCGAAATGGCGATGAAGGCGGCGTATCTCCCCGGCTGCTCGTTCATCACGCGCCGCTCCGTGGTCCTCAAGCTCCGCAAGTTCAAGGCGAGCGACTACCAGTACATCTGGCAGCCGTCGTTGCAGGCAGGCCAGCCTTCCACGCTGATCGGCTATCCCATCGTGCTGTGCGAGGACATGCCTGCCATCGCCGCGAACTCGCTGTCGCTGGCGTTCGGCAATCTCAAGGAGGCGTATCAGATCGTGGACCGCCTCGGCGTCCGCACGCTGCGCGATCCCTTCACGGACAAGCCCTACGTCAAGTTCTACACGATCCGTCGCGTCGGCGGCGCCGTGGTGAACTACGAGGCGCTCAAGTTCCTGAAGTTCTCCACCTGATGATTCGGTCCCCGTCCGCGAGCGGGGGCTGACCTCTCAACCTCTTTTCGGAGTAGACGAACATGCGCGATTTGCTCAACGACCTCCAGATCAAGACGGCGCTGGCGCCCGTTGCGTCCGCTGCGGACAACACGGCGTGGGTGTCGGCCATCATCGACCGTCAGGGCTACGACTCGGCAGGCTTCATCATCCTGACGGGCGCGCTGCCGGACGCGGACGCCACGTTCACCGTTCAGGTGGATCACGGCGATGCGGCCAACCTGTCGGACGCCGCTGCGGTTGCGGATGCGGACCTGATCGGGCAGGACCCGACCAGCGCCACCGCGCCCGAGACGCAGGCGAGCTTCACCTTCGCTGCCGACAACGGTGTGCGCAAGATCGGCTACCGGGGAACGAAGCGGTACATCCGCCTCACGATCACCCCGGCAGCTAACACGAGCGCGTCGCTGTATGCAGCGTGCGCGGTCCTCGGCAACTCCGAGCAGAAGCCCGTGGTGCAGGCGGCGGCGTAACGTCGCACCGGAGGGGGGCGGCGCACGCCGCCCCGATTCCCCATGACCCTACTCGTCGTCACGCCCCCTACTTCGGAGCCCGTCACGCTGGACGAGGCGCGGGCGCAATGCCGCGTGATCGCGCGCGACGAGGATGCGCTGCTCGCGGGTTACGTCATGCGCGCTCGCGAGCATGTCGAGACGTATGTGGGTCGCACGCTGATGACGACCACCTACGATCTGTTGCTGGATGGGTGGGCGCAATTCACGCGCGACGGCTACGAGCGCAACGGCATCGTGTTGCCGCGCCCTCCGTTGCAGTCGATCACCACGATCACCTACGTTGACCCGCTCGGAGCTACGCAGACGCTCGCGGCGAATCAGTACCGCGCGCTGGCCGCTTCGGACATGCAGGGCGATGGGATTGTGATTCCCGCTTACGGCGTGACGTGGCCCTCGCTGCGCGACGACCTCGACGTGGTGAAGGTGCGCTACGTCGCAGGCTATGCAGACGCCTCGACGGTGCCGCATGCCATCAAGCAGGCGATCTTGATGCTGACCGAACACTACTTCACCCATCGCGGCCCGATGCTCACGGGCACCATCGCCACCGAGCTTCCGTTCACGGTCAAGGATCTGCTGTTCCCGTGGCGGGTGCTGTGCTGACATGCGCACGGGCGAGCGCAATTCCCTCGTTACGATCCAGCGCAAGTCGGTCACTCGCGACAGCGACTACGGCTCCGAGGTCGTGACGTGGGTGCAGCATGCGAAGGCATGGGCCAAGGTCTACGATGCGGGCGCGATGGAATACGTCACGGGCGGCGCAGTCCGCACCAGCGTTCGCACCATCGGCGTCGAGACTCTGTATGTGGATGGCGTGACGTCGGCCATGCGCGTCGCGCTGCCGGATGGCAGGCTGCTCCAGATCAACGGCGTGCTGGCGCAAGAGCCTCGCAAGCAACTGACGATGTGGTGCACGGAGTACTCGACCACATGAGCATCGCCGGAAACATGCAGCGCGACCTTTCGTCGCCGCTCACGTTCACGATCAAGGGGCTGCGCGAACTGGAGCTTGCGCTGCAAGCGGTGCCCATCAAGTTCGCTCGCAACGTCGCGCGCGGCTCTCTGAACAAGGCGGGCATGGTCTACAAGCGGGCGGCGGTGCGGAACCTGAAAGCGAACAAGACAATGCGCACCGGAGCGCTCGCGAAGAGCATCAAGGTCAGCACGCGCCTGTTCGCGTACAGCGCTTTCGAGGCGGGCAAGCCCGTCGGAAAGGTCGCGGTAAAGGAATGGTACGGCCACTTCATCGAGGGCGGCACGCAGGCGCACGAAATCAAGGCGGTCCGTGCCGAGTACCTGTCGGTGGGCAACGGCACGCGCAAGTCGGTGCAGCATCCCGGCATCACCGCGAAGCCGTTTTTCCGGCCCGCATTTGATCAGGAGTCTCGCAACGCCGTACTTGCGGCTGCGGACTACATCAAGATGCGACTGGAGAAGGGCGACAAGACGAGCGGTCCTTTCGCGGCCCCCGACGCAACGTGGCGTGACGACGAGCCGTACGCATGAGCGCCGAGAAGATCATCAAGGCGTTGCTGTACGCCTCATCGGAACTGACCGCGCTGGTGGCTGATCGCATCTACCCGCTACCTGCTCCGCAGGACTGCGTGTTTCCCGCCGTCGGCTATCGGCACATTTCGACCACGCCGCAGCCCACCATCGACGCCTCCGCTCCGTACAACTTGGTGTCATCGCGAGTCGAAGTCGCCGTGATGGCGCAGGACTATCCGACGCAGAAGTCTCTCATCGGTCCCGTGCGCAGGGCTTGCGAGTTCCAGCGCGGAACCATCGCGGGGGTTCCCGTGGTGGCGGTGCTGTGGGATGCTGATGGCGTGGACTTCCGGGACGATGCTCAACAGCTATACGTCCAGACGGTCGATTTCATGATCACGTTCCGCGAACCGATTTAGGAGTAACACCATGCCGAATCCCGCCGCAGGCGTATTCAAGCAACTCGCCTACAAGGTCGAGACGACGTACGGCGACTCGCCGACGCAGGCGAGCGCGCAGTCGCTTCGCCGCGTGCAGTCGTCCATCGACCTCACGAAGGAAACGTATCAGTCCAACGAAATCCGCACCGATCAGCAGATGGCCGATCTTCGCCACGGCGTGCGGCGAGTCTCGGGCAAGTTGTCGGGCGAACTCTCCCCGAAGACGTACCGCGATTTCTTTGCGTGGGCGCTCAAGAAGGACATGGCGACGCCGACTGCGCTGACGGGTGCGACCATCACCATCGGCGCACCGTCGAGCGGCGTATACCCGATCAGCGGCTCCGGGTACACGATGCTCGCGGGCGGCTTCAAGGTCGGGCATGTGTTCCGCTTCACGGCGGGCGCGCTCGCTGCCGCCAACCAGAACGTGAACCTGATGATCACCGACATCACGTCGGAGACGGCGTTCAACGTCATCCCGCTCAACGGCAAGACGCTCACACAGGAGTCGGGCAAGACGGGCTGTACCCTGACCTTCACGGGCCAGCAGACGTACACCCCGCAGAGTTCGCACACCGACAAGTCGTTCGCGCTGGAGCATTGGTACAGCGACCTCTCGCAGTCCGAATTGTTCCTCGGCTGCAAGGTGGCCGCGATCAATCTCAGCCTTCCGCCGACGGGACTGGCGACCATCGAGATTGACGTAGCGGGCAAGGACTTCGCGGACACCACCGCGAAGCGCGGCGCCGTGGCGCTCGGCTCTCAGTACTTCACCTCGCCGACTGCGGCGACCACCACGGGGCTGCTCGCAGCAGTCAACGGCAAGGTGCTGGTCGGCGGTTCGGTGGTGGCGAACGTCACCGGAATGCAGATGGCGATTCAGGTCGCCTCGACGGGCGATCCGGTGGTCGGCAGCAACCTCGTTCCGTTCCAGTTCGCGGGCCGCGTGCTGGTCAGCGGACAGATGTCCGTCTACTTCGACTCGGTGACGATGCGCGATGCGTTCGTGAACGAGACCGAGCAGGCAGTCATCGTGGCGCTCACCTCCGACAACACCGACACCTCCGACTTCGTGACGTTCGTGATGCCGCGCTGCAAGTTCGGCGGCGCACAGAAGAACGACGGCGAGGTCGGGCTGGTGCAGACGGTGCCCTTCCAAGCGCTGCTCAACAGCGCGGGCGGCACGGGCATCAAGACCGAGAAGACGACGCTGCTGGTGCAGGATTCCGCTGCGCCGTAAGCGTGACATCGCACCGACCGGGAGCCGTTCGCCATTCTCGCGGGTGGCGGCGGCTCTCGGCACGGGCATTCAACCACCCGCGAGGACGTAACCATGAGCGAGACCGAACTGTTCGATCTGGACGAGTACGAGGACGTGGAACTCGGAGAGGTCGTAGTCAAGGATCCGATGACGGGCAACAGCACGGGCGTGGTATTCACGCTCGCGGGCCCCGAGCATCCGGCACGCCGCAAGCTCCGCATGGCGGCGCAGCGTCGCATCCAGCGCGCGCTGGAGAAGACGGGCCGCATCGTGACGCGCGACCCCGAAGAGCAGGAAGAGGACGAGACCGAATTGCTGGTCGCGGCAACGCTCGGCTGGAAGGGGCTGGCGAGTGGAGGCAAGCCGCTTCCGTTCTCGCGTGAGGCCGCACACAAGGTCTACACCGATCCGAAGCGGCGCTGGCTGCGCGATCAGATCAAGACCGCGCTGGAAGAGCGCGAGCGTTTTATGCAGCGCTCCGCGCGGACCTAGTAGCCGCTGCGGAGCGCGCTGCGGAGCTTGGCGTCATGCAACAGGATGGCGCCACGCTTCGCCAGCATCTACAGGCCGTCGCCACGAAGGGGGGCCAAGTCGATGAGCGGCTTGGCCCTCCCGCGATTCCGTCGTGCGTAACGTACCTGTGGGACACCTTCATGAGCTTGAGTTCCGCGCGCCGCTCAGGGGGCTTCGGGGCGAGCGCAATCGCGCTGACCGACATGGAGGCATGGGCCCGCATGAACCGCGTGAGCTTTACTCCGTGGGAGATTGATACCATTCTGGTGATGGACGCGACGATGCTGCGCGTATTCAACCGCAAGAGGCCGAGCGCATGAGCCTGTCTGTCGGCACCCTGATGATCGACATGGCGATGAACGTCGCCAAGATGCAGCAGGACATGAAGCTCGTGCAGTCTGCCGTGGACGGCGGCATGAACAACATCGCGGGCGCAGTCGGCAAGGCGAAGTCCGCGTTCGCGATGCTCGGCGTGTCGCTCTCGGTGGCGGGATTCACAAGCTGGATCAAGGGCGCCATCGACGCCGCCGCGCACCTCTACGAAGTCTCCGAGAAGACGGGCGTGGCTGCGTCGCAACTGTCCGCGCTCGCGGCAGTCGGCAAGCTGTCCGAAACGTCGGTGGACTCCATCGCGGGCGGCATGCTCAAGCTCGCGAAAAACATGGCGGTTGCGAATGAGGAATCGAAGGGCACCGGGCAGGCGATCAAGGCGCTCGGCCTCGACTTCGACACGTTCAAGAAGATGTCTCCCGATCAGCAGATGGTCGCCGTCGCAAAGGCGATGGATCAGTTCGCGGACGGCAGCGGCAAGAGCGCGGTAGCGATGACCCTGTTCGGCAAGAGCGGAGCCGAACTGTTGCCGTTCCTGCATGACCTCGCGGAAGCGGGCGAGCTCAACGCAAAGGTCACGGACGAGCAGGCGCTCGCAGCGGAACATATGCACGAAAACATGCAGCGCACGAAGGCGGGCATGGAATCGTGGAAGCGCGAGATGGCGATGGCGTTGCTGCCCGCGCTGTCTGAGTTTGCAGATGCGACGGCGTATGCATCGAAGCAACTCGGCGGAACCGCATCGGCGGTGAAGGGGCTCAACGAAGGCAATCAACTGACCGAGTGGGCGCGCACGGCGGTGACGGCGCTTACCTATGTCATCGACATTCTCGGCGTGCTGCGTCGCTCCGTGATGACCGTGATCGAATTCTTGGTCATGGAGTTGGCGCGCGCGACTACGTTCCTGTCGGGCATGTTCGGCGCGATCAAGCAAGCCATCAGCGGCGACTTCTCGGGCGCGATGGACACGATGAAGTCCACGTTCCGCCAGACGGATAGCATCGCTAAGGACTTCGGCCAGAACATGAAGGAAATGTGGGCCGACCCCTACGTTGGCGCAGCCATGCGCAAGCGCATCGAAGAGCAGCGCAGCCACACCGCCGAAGTAAAGAACGGGTCGAAGGCACAACTCGACTTCAATGCGCGCGGCGAAGAGGGCGCCAAGGTTGCCGAGAAGCAGGCCGAGGCGTATCGCGATCTGATCAAGGACCTGAAAACGAAGCGGGATTCCGTTACGCAGGAAATCACTCAGCAGAAAGCGCTGACCGATGCGCAAAAGCTGGAGATCGAAACGCTGGCGAAGCTGAACGACGGCAAGGTGAAGTACACCGAAGCGCAGCGTGCGGCGATCTTGAAGGAGCTGGAAGCGACCAAAGCCGCTTACGAGTTGCGCGATGCAACGAAAGCGCAAGCGGAGGCGCGCAAGGCGGTCGAGTCGGTAATGACCTCGCAGACGAACTCGCTACAGCAGTCTATCGAAAAGCAAAAGGAAGAGAACGCAGCCATCGGCAAGACGGAAGCGGAGTTGGCGCGGCTGGAGATTGCCCGCCTGAATGACGCAGCGGCGACCTATCTCCAGCAGGCGGCGCTGCTCGACACGATTCCGGGGCTGGAGCAGGAAGCGAAGTGGTATCGGGAGCAGGGCGAAGGGCTGCGCAAGCTCGCCGAACTCAAGGAGCAGGGCATCCACGTCAAGGCGGCGCAGGAATCTGCGGAGGCGTGGAAAAAGACCACCGACAGCATCTACGAGGGATTGACCGATTCGCTGTACCGCGCTTTCGAATCCGGCAAGGGATTCATGCAGGCGTTCACCGATACCATCAAGTCGGTGTTCGCGAACATGGTCCTGCGCCCGACCATCGAAGCGGTCACGAGGCCGATTTCCAACCTGATCGGTTCGATCATGCAGCCGATCACGGGCGCGCTCATGAAGTTCGTCGGAACGGTGGTTGCCGCCGTGAGCAGCGCTGGCACCGCGAGCGCGACGACGAGCGCGGTGACGGGCGGCGGCGGTGGAGGAATGCTCTCGTCCCTCGGAAGCACGCTTCTGTCGGGCGTAGGCGGCATGACCGGGCTCGGGTCCATGTTCAGCACGGGCGTCTCTTTCGGCATGTCGGGATCGCTCGCGTCTACATGGGCGGGCACGACGGGGATGCTCACCTCGGGAACGCTGGGCGGAACGATGACGGGTCTTGGCTCGCTTATCGGATCGCTCGGCCCGTATGCAGCAATCGCCGCAGCGATAGCGATGATCGGCAACAAGATGTACGGCGACGGTTGGACGGGTAACTTCGGCAAGGACAAGTACGGCACCGAAAACCAGATGCCCGGCACCTCGCTGAGCGACTTCCTCAAGAATCCGATTCGCGGCGGCATGCTGATGCCCGCGAAGTGGGCGCAGGGCGCGCTCCGCTCGCTTGGCATGAGCGACAAGTGGTCGTCCATCCTCTCGGGCGCGACGCTTGCCAACTGGCTCTTTGGTCGCAGCGCTCCGCGCGTCACGGAGCAGGGACTTGACCTCTCGTTCCTCGGCGGCGAAGTCGAGGGCTCGCGCTACCAGAAGGTGAAGTGGGAGGGCGGTCTGTTCGCCAGCACGAAGCGCAAGACGTTCACGACGCCGCTGGAAGACGAAGCGGACAAGATGTTCTCTGCGCGAGCGTCGGCCATCTTCGATGCGACCAAGCTGTACGCTTCCGCTATCGGCGCACCGCTGGAAGCGCTGGACAACGTGACGACGGCCATCAAGGTCAAGTTCACGAAGGACGACGAAGAGAATCAGCGGCTCATCGAAGACGCTTTTGAGCAATACCGTCAGGCGCTCGCGAAGAGTCTTGGCCCCGCGCTGGAGGCATTTCAGCGCGAGGGCGAAACGCTGGCGGATACGCTGGAGCGGCTGACGATGATCGCTGGCTTGCGTGACGAGCTTAACCAGTTCGGCACCGTGTTCAGTCGCATCGCGCAACTGAGCGTCACCGCACAGGAGGAACTGATTGGCTTCGCGGGCGGAATCGAAGCGCTGATCGGCAAGGTGCAGTCGTTCGTCGGCTCGTACTACACGGAAGCCGAGCAGACGGGGCTGGCCGCGCAAACGCTGGTCGGCTCTCTCGCATCCATCGGCATCGACCCGACAGGGCTGCTGACCAAGGATGACTACAGGCAGCTGGTCGAGAGCATGGACGTTTCGACTACCGAGGGTCGTAAGACGCTCAACGCGCTGCTCGACCTTGCGCCTGCCTTCGCTGAAATTGCTGGCGCGCTTGGCGACGGCAAGTCGCTCATCGACCTCGCGAACAACGCTCCGCAAATGGCGGTACTGACTTCGATCTGGGAGGAATCCGTTGCCGCATCCGACGTGCAGCAGCAGACCGTCGATGGAGTCACGCGCGTGGCCGATAGCGTCACGGCGGGCACCGATGCGGTGGTTGCGGCCATCGAAGGGATGAAAGCCGAGGTAGTGGCCGCTGTCGTTGGAGTGGCAAGCTGGTCGCAGCAGACGACCAAGCTGTTGCAAGAGTGGGACAACGGCGGCGCCATGAACGTCAATCAACCGTAAGCCATGAAAGTCATCCGACCCGTCACGATCACCGATGCGATGCTGTACAGCAGCAGCGTGGCCGAGCCCGACGCGGGCGATCCGGCGCTGTGGAGCAGCGGAACGACGTACTCCATTGACCAGACGGTGTACCGCGCTGGCACGCATCGCATCTACAAGTCGTTGCAGAACACCAATCTGAATCACACGCCAGAGACCTCACCGACGTGGTGGCAGGACATAGGCGGCACGAACAAGTGGGCGATGTTCGATCCGTATGTCAGCACGAAGACGACGGAGGCGAGCGCCAGCACCGATCTGGTTGTGACGATCAACCCCGGTGTCGTAGATGCGCTGTTCCTCTACGGCATGGTGGGCGAGACGGCAAACGTCACGATGCGCGATGGCGCGGGCGGCTCGGTCGTGTACAGCCGCGACCTCGACTTGCTGGTGCCGCCGATCACGGATT